GAAGATACAAAATTCCTACCACAAAGCCCCTATGCGATAGCTAAATGTGCCGCGCACTACATGACCCGATTATTTCGTGAGGGATATGGACTACACGCAAGTGCCGGTATTTTATTTAATCATGAGGGTCCACGCAGAGGTGAGACGTTTGTTACCCGTAAGATTACAAAATGGATTGGTGAGTTTGTAAAGTGGAAAAACCACATAGATAGCCAACAGCATGATAGTTCTTCAGATTCAGATTTTATACTTAAATTTTCGCCAAACGCTTTAGGTGGAGATGGATCTGTTACTGAAAAGTTTCCAAAGCTACGTCTAGGTAACTTAGAAGCATTCCGAGATTGGGGGTACGCAGGAGACTATGTGGAAGCCATGTGGATGATGCTCCAAAAGGATAGCCCTGACGATTATGTCATCTGCACGGGTAAGACCCATACGATTCGTGAGTTCCTAGACGTAGCATTTAAACACGTAGGTATCGATGACTGGTCTGATTATGTAGTACAAGACCCTGAATTTTACAGACCGGCAGAAGTAGACTATCTAAGAGGGGACAACCAAAAGGCTAAAGAAGCCCTGGGGTGGGAACCTAAACACTCCTTTCAAGATCTCGTTAAAATGATGGTAGAAAGCGATACAGACGATGTAAAATGAAACTATATAAAGTAAAACTATGCATGGCCTTGACCCACCAGAGGTTAAAGAAGTTCAAGCTAGGAAAATATAACTACTTAAGCCCCATAATATTCGTAGAGGCGGATGACCCAGACGGAGCATGTCACGATTCAGTATACGGCCTTTATGAACTAATGATAAAACAAGACGACTCACTAGAGACCAAGCTTCTGTTTAGGGAGATAGCATACGACATACGAGTCATTAAGGTTTACATACCATGAGAAAAAGAAACTTCGACGACCCTGTATATAAAGACTGGAGAAAGTCCGTCTACAAAAGAGACAAATTCAGATGTCAGATGCCGGGATGTAAGTCAAAGAGCAGAATACAAGCACACCACATTAGAAAATGGTCTACAGCCTCAGCCCTGAGATACGACGTAGATAATGGGATTACATTATGTAGAAACTGCCACGACAGCATAAGTAAAGCCGAAGAACACTACGAATCCCTGTTCATCGGAATAGTGAGGGAGAAAAAATGACATTCAAAAAGGCTCCACCCTTTACCGTAATAAAAGACACAAGAGAGCAAGACGGCTACACTTTTGTTAAATACAAAACAAGATACCACTCATGTGACGGAATGGTCACCAAAAAGCTTGATACTGGCGACTACAGCTTGGTGGGACTAGAAGACAAAATATGCATAGAAAGAAAAGCCAGTACTGCTGAGCTAGCAACTAATCTGGGTCAAGATAAATACAGATTTATGGCCGAGATAGAGAGAATGAAAACTTTCCCCCATAAGTATATAGTCCTTGAGTTTTCTATGGAGGACTTGATGATCTTCCCAGAGGAGTCGGGAATACCGGAAGAGAAGTGGGGTTCTATAAAGATAACTAACAAGTACATGATGAAGATGCTAATGGAGTTCGGACTTTATGACAATATCCACGTTTTGTTTTGCGGAAGTAGAAAAAATGCTAAACTTACCACCACCAGTATTCTCAAAAGAATAAATGAGATGTACACAGTTGGGAGAAAGTCGTGAATAAAAACTATCCAATAGACGAGATACACAGTTACGGCCTGGACATAGAGAATAGAGTAATATACGTAAACTCAGAGATAGAGATAGAGGGAGAGGAAAACGGGGTCGATCATAAAATGGCCTCGAAGTTCCTTAGAAATATAGACTTCCTCAATGGAATTAATGATAGGGTTATTACGGTTAAAATGATGAACTGCGGAGGAGACTGGAATTACGGGATGGCAATCTACGACTGTATAAAAAAGTCAAAGTCAAAGGTTAATACCATATCATACGCTCACGCCAGATCTATGAGTTCTATTATCCCACAAGCGTCTAAGACTAGATACATTAGCAAACATGCGGACTTTATGGTTCATTACGGCGAGTACGGCGACTCTGGAGATATGAGAAAAGTATTTAGCGGACTTAAACATTACGAAACGCAGAACAAAGTCATGCTGGATATTTACGCTTACAGATGTGTAAACGGAGAGTTCTTTAGTTCTAAAAATTACTCCACGGAAGACACTGCTAGGTATATAGAAGAACAGATCAACAAGAAAACGGACTGGTGGATAACGGCAGAAGAAGCCGTCTATTATGGGTTTATGGATAAGGTGGTATAGTGTCGCAAGTATTAAAAGACATAGACGAAGCCTGGCTTGGAATTTCAGTAAAAGACGAGGAATTATTTAATCCTACGTCTATTTTTGATTCTGCTGATGAAGACTTCCACCTAAAACTAACGTGGCTTATGACGAGACCGGAATACTTCTCGTTCCTTTGTAAACAGATATTCAATATAACGATCTTACCATCGCAAGCTTTGATTCTTGAAGAATTGTGGAATAGAAAATTCCCAATGTTGATTGCTAGTCGAGGTTTTGGTAAATCCTTTATGCTTTCCCTTTACGCTATGATGAGAGCCTTGTTGATACCAGGTAGGAAGGTGGTTGTAGTAGGCGCGGCCTTCAGGCAATCCAAGGTGCTGTTTGAGTATATGGAGACCATCTGGAACAATTCCCCCATACTTAGGGATGTATGCGATTCAGACAGTGGACCCAGAAGAGATGTTGACAGATGCGTAATGAGGATTAACGAGAGCCGTATTACTTGCCTACCCCTAGGTGACGGTCAGAAAATCAGAGGCCAGCGAGCCAACGACATTATCAGCGACGAATTTGCATCTATACCAAGGGATATCTTCGAAACGGTTGTTGCTGGATTCGCTGCGGTCCAAGCAGACCCCATTGAAAATGTAAAAAAGGTCGCCTCAAAAAAGATGGCTCAAGAACACGGAGTAGACATAGAGGCCGACGAAAGCAACAGCGTAGAAAACAAAGATAACCAAATCATACTATCCGGTACGGCATACTATGACTTTAACCATTTTGCTACATACTGGAAGAAGTGGAAGGCTATAATTAACAGCAATGGAGAGAGGAGTAAGCTTAGGGAAATATTTGGAGGCGAAGAAGCACCTCCAGATTTCAACTGGCGTGAGTACTCAGTAATCCGCATACCATACGAGCTTCTCCCAGAGGGCTTCATGGACTCCTCACAGGTCGCCAGATCGAAGGCAACCGTCCATGCTGGAATATATCAGATGGAGTTCGGAGCGTGCTTTACACGTGATTCTCAGGGCTTCTTCAAGCGCGCTCTGATAGAAACCTGCGTCTGCAATGAAGATAACGCTATTAGAGATTCAAAAGACGAAATAATAATATATCAAGCAAAGTTAATAGGCAACAAGAACAAGAGATACGTGTTTGGTGTTGACCCCGCGTCAGAAGTTGATAACTTTAGTATAGTTGTAATGGAACTAGATGAAGACCATCAAAAGATTGTATACTGTTGGACTACCACAAGAGATAAACACAAAGAAAAAGTCAAAAAGGGGTATTCCAAAGAAAGAGATTTTTATTCATACTGCGCAAGGAAAATCAGGGATCTGATGAGGTTGTTTCCCTGTATACACATTGCTATGGATGCGCAAGGCGGTGGTATTGCGGTTATGGAGTCTCTACATGATACGGATAAGATCCAAGACGGAGAACATGCGATTTGGCCGGTCATAGATGACGATAAGCCACAGGATACAGATGGTGAAAGAGGGCTACACATCCTTGAGATGTGCCAATTTGCAAAACACGAGTGGCTAGCAGAAGCCAACCACGGACTAAGAAAAGACTTCGAGGATAAAAATACCCTATTCCCAATGTTTGACTCTATTAGTTTGAGTGTCTCAAACGCCGAAGACGGACTAAAGGGACGAATGTTTGACACCCTAGAAGAATGTGTTCTTGAAATTGAGGAGCTAAAAGACGAACTAGCAATGATTCAGATGACACAAACTCCAGCAGGCAGAGACAAGTGGGACACCCCAGAAGTTATTGTAGCCGCAGGAAAGAAGAACAAAATGAGAAAGGATAGGTACTCCGCATTGATCATGGCGAACATGGCGGCTAGAACGATAAATAGAACACCAACGCAGCCAGACTACGAGTTCTATGGAGGTTTTGCTACCGTAAGACACAAAAGCAATAAAGAAAAAGAAGACACCTTCACAAACGGACCAGCCTGGTTCACTGAAGGAATAGACGGCGTTTACTAATTTGTGTGTATAACTATAATGAGTATTACATTTTGAATACATTCTAATTAAGGGTATAAAGATGAGCCAGCAATATACGGTAACGTGGGACGACAACGATAAATCTAGCAAAGAATCAGCGATGGGTGAGTACTCATCAGCCGGTGACTCCTATGCTGGTGTGTCTAAATCTACAGCGTCACACTTTAGAGATTTTAGGGATATTGAACCAAACAAAACCGTAAGACCTGGATTCACCAGAAATGACTACGACTCATTTAGGCCAGACGAACAAATACCACGTCGCCAAAAGCGCATCATTAAAATGTGCATGGATGCATATGACAAGGTCGGCATTATCAGGAATATTATTGACCTAATGGGAGACTTCGGGAGTCAAGGAATAGAGATTGTTCACGAGAACAAGAGTGTAGAAACTTTCTACAAGCAGTGGTTTAAAAAGACTGACGGTAAAGAACGATCAGAAAGATTCTTAAACAACCTATACAGAACCGGAAACGTTGTCATATATAGGAGCACCGCCAAGATTACCCCGGCGGTTACCAAGTATATTAAATCTATGGCGGCTGACATCCGCGTTGACGTTCCTAAGTTTGAAAAAGGAGCTATTCCTTGGAGGTACAACTTTTTTAACCCCACATCGATTGATTCTAAAAACGGCAAGTTGAACATAATGTTTGGCAGGAAAGACTATCAGATTACATCAACATCCTTTGTAGACAATTTCCGTGACGGCACCATCCCTGCTCAGTTTTTAGACACTCTCCCTGCGGATATTAGAAACAAAATTAACAGCGGTGAGCATAAGATCCCCCTAGACCCAGAAAGACTATCTCTGTTCTTTTACAAAAAAGACGATTGGATGGAGTGGGCGAATCCTATGATTTATGCTATCCTGGATGACATTATGATGTTGGAGAAAATGAGACTTGCAGACTTGTCAGCCTTAGACGGAGCGATCTCCAATGTACGACTCTGGACCCTTGGTAACCTCGATCATAAGATTTTGCCCACTAAAGCTGGAATCAACAAGGTGAGAGACGTTTTGTCTGGCAATGCGGGTGGTGGAACAATGGAGCTGGTTTGGGGTCCAGAGCTTAGCTATACAGAGTCGAATAGTCAAGTGTACAAATTCCTTGGCTCTGAGAAATATACGTCTGTGCTAAACAGTATTTACGCAGGGCTTGGTGTACCACCAACACTAACAGGCTTGGCTGGTAACGGAGGAGGCTTTACCAACAACTTTATATCACTCAAGACCCTTGTAGAAAGGTTGCAGTATGGCAGAGACCTACTTATAAAGTTTTGGGAAAAGGAAATAGAATACGTCAGACAGGCGATGGGCTTTAGAAAACCCGCATATATACAGTTTGACCAAATGAGCCTTTCAGACGAGGCTGCTGAGAAAAACCTACTTGTACAACTAGCCGACAGGGATATTGTTAGCCACGAAACCGTATTAAAAAGATTTAAAGAGATCCCATCCATAGAGAAGGTTAGACTTAAAAAGGAACAGAAAGACAGAAGCAACGATTCTTACCCGGATAAGGCTGGCCCGTTTCACAACCCCAATCACAACCAAGAGATGGAGAAAATCGACAAGCAGGGCCAAATAAACAAAGAGGCCAAAGACGAACAAGAAAAGAAAAAAGCCATTAATCCAAACGGTAGGCCACCGCTAAAGAAAGACGACGGCCCGAGGAAGAAACGCACAGAAACCCCAAGATCAAAACCTGGAGTGGCAGATTTGATAGTATGGACACAGGACTCCTTCGATAAAATCTCAGAGATCACGACTGCTGCTTTTCTTGGAATGAAAGGCAAGGCCAACATGAGGAAGCTCACGAAGGCTGAGGTTTCAGACCTAGAGAGGATAAAACTAGACGTTCTTACCAATACGGAGTTAATGTCAGAAGTAAACGCAAGCTCTGTAAAATCCACATTAGCGTCCAATAAGAAGACTCCCGTGGCTATGGCAAAAACCCTAAAGGAGCTAAAGATAACAACGACCAACATGTCTATAGATGAGTACAAAAAGAGATCAATAGGAGTGTTTATAGAGCTTGTTATGGGGGATAGAATATAGAATTCCCATCTTTTTCACTTTTTTGTGTATAAATTCATAGAGGTATAAAAACTATGAAAGAAATCAAAATATTTAAATCTGAAATAGAGGACGGCATTGGCGAGCTTGTAAAGAGCACCGCCAGTATTGCATATTGTTCTGCCACCACCGTTCCAAAGCATTCCGTCCCAAAGCGGGCCTCAGAGTTGGACATGGAAAAACTGGGGATTGCAAAAGCAGAGAATAAAGATCAGATAGATCTCTACTACCTAGAGTCCGTTTTAGTTTCCACGGGCTGGAATAAGAATGATGACGTGTTTATGTCAGAGGCGACCTGGGAAGCCAGGAGTACACCAGAAGACAAACAGTTCAACTTTATGCACAATGAAAATGATATCATTGGACATATTACTGGGTCATACGTGCTTTCAAAAGACGGCAAAAAGGTAGAAGGCGACGAAAAACCAGAAGACTTTGATATTATAACACAGGCGGTCCTATACAATAGTTGGACCGACCCCGAAAATAGCGACAGGATGGGCAAAATCATTTCAGAGATAGAGGATGGGAAATGGTTTGTTTCTATGGAGTGCCTATTTGCTGGATTTGATTATGCCTTGACCAATAAAGAAGGTCAGGCAAAAGTCCTAGCAAGGACAGAAGATTCTGCATTCCTCACGAAACACCTTAGAGCCTACGGTGGAGATGGAGTTTACGAAGGTTATAAGGTCGGCAGAGCCTTAAAGAACATAGCCTTTTCAGGTAAGGGTTTGGTTGAAAAACCAGCCAACCCCAGAAGTATCATCATAGATAAAAATTCGAGTAAAGCTTTTGTTTTAGAAGATACTACTAGTAACTTTTATATAGGAG